GACGATGTGATGAAGAAGCACGTTGATGCGGCCAATCCCCATAGTCAGTATCTGCAAACGGCTAAAGCGCTGGCAGAAATTAAAGACGCGGGGCTGGTGGCGGAGGTTCTTAAAAACCTCGGTTTTGTAGAAGCGGTCCAAAATGAAATTTCGCGCTCTCGAGGCGTTAAACAATTCATCAGTAGCGGTAAGTTCCAGGTGCCTGATGGTGTAACGACTATTTATCTATCCGGATGTGCTGGCGGCGGCGGTGGCGGTGGCGGCGGTTGCCGAACCAACACCAGTGAATTTGGCGGTGGTGCTGGAGGTGGTGGTGCTGGGCAGTCAGTTATCAAGCGCGCTATAACCGTTAAATCTGGAGAGATAGTTGATGTGATTATCGGGGCGGGTGGTGTCGGTGGAACCACGTCAGTAAACTCAGATGGTAAGGCTGGGGGTACTGGTGGCAATACTGTTTTTGGCAGTTATTTGACCCTTATCGCCGGTCAGGGTGGAGACCCTGGTGGCGGAGGTTCAGCGCAGTATGGCGGGGCTGGCGGAGGAGGATATCCTCGGGGAAGCTCCGGCGGAGATGGTGCGGGTGATAGTGGCAAAACTCTCTTAGTCATTGGAACGGGAAATAGCGGTGCAGGCGCATCTTGCCCATTCGGTGGCGGCGGGGGAGCAGTGCGATCTTCTGGTAATGGCAGTGCCGGCGGCCAAAATGGTTACATTGGAGACGGTTTTGGTGCTGGCGGCGCAGGGGGATCTACTGGCATTAATGGTAACGGTGCTGTAGGTCAGCCCGGTATCCTCATAGTGGAGTGGTAACAGATGACTAATTTCGCACTTATTCAAACAGGTAGTAATTATGTCGAAAATATCATTATCAGGGACAATGAATTTGACATATCCGGCTTCACCATGGTGAAAATAGAAAGTGGTGTTTTTTGCCAGCCGGGTATGTTTTTAAATAAAGTTGATGGTTTATTTTATCAAGACAAAGGGTTTAGTATGATCTATCCATCAGCGAAAGAAAAAATAATTTATTAGTTAAAATCATTTCTTAACAATGAGTTATAGCTCTCGATCTATTTGCCCTAAGCTGGTTTAATGTAAGTATTTAGTTTGCCTGCGGCTTCATGATTTTTTTATGCATTTTTTAAGCGATTAATAGTGCTTGGCTTTTAAAAAAAACCCGCGTATGCGGGTTTTTAATTATAGGATGTTAGTCTTTTTTTCCGGAATGAATGTGTTGTTTATATAATTCCAACCTTCAGATATTTTCACCCCGCTTGCTGTAATATCCACCCAATGCATATCGGGATGGAAAAGCTTTGTGATTTTTTCCTCAGTGGAAAATAGTTCTTTAACTATATTTTTTTCAATTCTTACATACGTTTTCATGCATATTCCTCAATGATAATCAACCCATCGCCCCCATTCCCACCAGTTTGAGCAGATGAATTACTAACGGAAAATCCTCCGCCTCCTCCTGAACCTAATGCGCCTGGATCACCGGAAAAAGCTGAGCCGGCAGCCATGGGATTCCCTCCCGCACAAAAATACGATGCATCGCCGCCTCCACTCTCATAGCCCGAGGTTTTTATCCAAACGCAATTGTTGATAAAAAGCTTAGAGCATCCTAAAAACCTCGGTTTGGGAGAAGCCGCAATAAGGAATGGGATTACCGCGCTTGATAGTGATGATGGCTGGATGTCTATTCCAGTTAGCATTGGTGGTAAAGTTAGAAATATAATTATTCAATGGGGAACATGGAGGAGTGGCACAACCGCAGATAATTATAAATGTAACATTACTTTTCCCATTCCGTTTCCGGTTAAGTGCGCTTGTGTAACAACCAGCACAGGTGTTTCAACCCCTGATTATGAATTCTCAAGTGCTTATCGTTCACTTAGACAACAAGTCTCTATTGGTTCACCTGGTCGCACAGGTGCCGATGCACATTTCTTTATAGAATCTGGTGATGTTGGTCATTCTAGGTGCTTTTCTTGGTTGGCAATAGGATTTTGAATCGATGGTTGAGTTGCTTAATACTGAAGTCTAACTGCGATGTTGTTGGTGATGACGATCCTTTCATTAGGGTACTGGATAAGTGTTTTATTTAAAGATGTAGTTAAATAAGGGAATGGGTTCGTGACTCATACTAATAAGGATATAAAATACAAGTTTTTTATTTTAACTAAAAAACTAAATATAATTTAGTTGGTGTTGAAGGTTTATAAATAAATATGGTGCTGCATATTACCCTTAAAATGAATGAAAAGGTGGTTAGGCTTTTTAAATATGGTCAGTTGATATTGGTGCATTTAAAATATACTGATATTATTACCTTTTCTAAAGCTGAGTAATCATAGCTTCCTATATGCCCGCTCAACCCACATTAAAAGCCGTAAGTAATTTTACGGCTTTTTCATAACTTACAGTCAAACTGGACAAGCTTCATGGAACAACATTTATCTGAAAATATCTTTTAGGTTTACATTAAAAACTGCCTTAAAGAATTTCATTCATATTGGTTAGTAACATCTTGTAAGCATCAGTTATAATCACGGAAAGTAACTGGTCTTGCCAAATATGAATAACATTATCAGTCTCATTAATACGAGTATTCATTTTTACAGAAAAGTCCGGGGCGCCCATTTGTGAGCCAGGTTCCATGGTAGTCAGCAATTCCGCAATTTGGTTAGTTAAATACAATGGTGTGCTATTTAGCACTGCTACTTATTCGCTTATGGCGAAGCGTTTACCACAAATTGAATTAATATTTTACATGGAAATCTATTCTATGATGAAATCATAATCCAAATCTCTATGATAGAAACAGCCAGATTTTTAATAAGATTAACACTTTTAAAAATCGATTAGCGAGATGATGAGTCATGGAAAAATGATAACAACCTAGAGCAGGAAGCAGGGTTGTACGCAGCAGAATAGGCATGAAATTTATTACTAGTCAGTGCAATAATAATGATTAACCGCTGACATTCTTAACTCCGGACAGGCATAATTAGTCACAATGATGAGGCCAGCCTGATTGACTGACCTGTATCAGAGAGTTAAAAGAAGTCAAAACTGATTATGAACACAATATCACATAGCCAGCACCACCGGAAGTACTGGCCAGTTAACATCCGGAGCCGTCGACATATCGACAGCTTTGACTGCCGATTTATACACCATCCATGCTGATAATTTCGATTTATCGTTATCGCTAATATCTCCCAGTAAAAGTTCAATCCGCCAGTCGGATGTCGTCTTTTCAATATTGTCTAAAAGACTTTGCCGATGCTTCTCTGCACTCGCTATATCTGCTTCATGCCTCTTCACCAGATTCATAACCCAATCCTCTCCATCCCATTCATCATATTGGGATAAAGGTATTTTAGGTGTGGTATTTTCAGGGTAATCACCCAGCTCTGTTATTATGAGAGATTCACCTGTTTTAATGTCATGAACAGTTTCACCACGATGATCGTTGATATACTCCCACGCAGAAAGGTCTTTAGTTCTACAAACCACCATGCCCTCTTTTTTCTCTAAAGGAGCATCGATACACGAATTAGCAGGAAGGCCTACTCCTTTAGCAAGAATTTCAGTGATAGTTGAAAGGTATTCACGTGAAACACCATCATAATTACAAACGCTAATTTCCCCAGCGTTAATAGCGACGAAATCTTTATCTAACTGAGCTTTTAACATTACGCAGCCCTCAAAATATAATTGAATGCAATATTGCGTGGTCTGGTTTCATTGCCACCAGTTTTCTCCATGAAAATGTACGTCCAGGCCCGTAAACCACTTACATTATTTGCCTCAGCGTTTTCGTTATTTTCATCCGTGTATGCGATTATCCGGTCCGTAGGTGTACCATATTCGTTTACAAATCTGTGGTTATGGGACTTAAACATATCTTCTTGGGATGAAAGCAAGTTGCGCGAGCTATCCACACCTCGACCATCATCCCAACCACGAATAAATTCGCCGCGTAAGTCCGGCAATTTCAACCCTGGATAAAGTACAGCCAGTTTAGGGTAGGTTGTACTGGAGAATGAAGCACCATTAGCTTTGACAAAAACCATTCCAGCCATTGATGCAAACAGCTCATTGGGCATTTTTGAATGCGGCCATGCAAAAGGAGAACCGATGAGTGGAGCACCTTCTCCCAAACCGAGGTTTTGATGAAACAAACCCCTGGCCCGCCTCACCTGCACAATGGCAAACTCCTCACCTTTTACCGGAGAAAAAAACGATGCTGATTGGCTATGTCAGGGTGTCAACAAATGACCAAAACACCGATTTGCAACGGAATGCGCTGCAGAGCGCAAATTGTGAACAGATTTTTGAGGATAAAATCAGCGGCAAGACCAGCGAGCGGCCTGGTTTAAAGCGGGCGCTGCGGACGTTAAAAGAGGGCGATACTTTGGTGGTATGGAAGCTCGATCGACTGGGCCGCAGCATGCGTCACCTGGTCATGCTCACCGAAGAGCTGCGCGAACGCGGGGTAAACTTTCGTAGCCTCACGGACAGCATCGATACCAGCACACCGATGGGCCGTTTTTTCTTTCATGTGATGGGCGCACTGGCGGAGATGGAGCGCGAATTGATTGTCGAGCGAACGCGTGCCGGCCTGACCGCTGCGCGTGAGAAAGGACGCATTGGTGGCCGCCGGCGCATTATGACACCGGAAGTCGTTGCCAGAGCGGAACGCATGATGGCGAATGGCGCCACGCTTCATCAGGTTGCACTCGTATTAGATGTTTCAACCAAAACCATTTATCGTTATATTCCAGCGCCAAAACAGCACCATTTACGCGGTTCTTCTTACTGAACGATCAGCAAACCGCAATCGAATGCATCCTTTTCACTGACCTGACACTCTGAGCACACCCACAACACGGAGTGCTACAGATGTCTGATTTTCATCACGGTGTCCGCGTCGTCGAAGTCAATGACGGTACACGCACCATTTCAACAGTTTCAACCGCCATTGTTGGCATGATCTGCACCGCAGAAGATGCTGATGCAACGGCATTTCCTCTTAACACACCTGTTCTGCTGACCAACGTGCAGGCAGCTATCGGTAAAGCCGGTACCAAAGGCACCTTAGCGGCCGCGCTGCAGGCGATTGCTGACCAGGCGAAGCCGGTAACCGTCGTGGTTCGCGTTGCAGAAGGCGCGAGCCAGGCTGAAACCACCTCTAACCTGATTGGCTCGACGGATGCGAACGGTAAATACACCGGCATGAAGGCGCTGCTCAGCGCGCAAACGCAGCTGGGTGTTAAACCGCGCATTCTTGGCGTGCCGGGTCTGGATTCGCTGGAAGTGGCGACAGCGCTGGCCAGCATTGCCCAGCAGCTGCGTGGCTTTGCCTACGTCTCTGCCTGGAACAGCAAAACCATTTCTGACGCCATGAAGTACCGCGAAAACTTCAGCCAGCGCGAGCTGATGGTGATCTGGCCAGATTTTATTGCCTGGAACACGGCAACCAATAAATCTGAAATGGCTTATGCCACCGCACGTGCGCTGGGTCTGCGCGCCAAAATTGACAACGACACCGGCTGGCATAAAACCCTGTCTAACGTGGGCGTCAATGGCGTGACGGGTATCTCTGCAGATGTTTTCTGGGATCTGCAACAGACCGGCACCGATGCCGATCTGCTGAACGAAAAGTGTGTTACCACGCTGATTCGCAAGGACGGTTTCCGTTTCTGGGGCAACCGCACCTGCAGTGACGATCCACTTTTTGCCTTTGAAAACTACACCCGTTCAGCACAGGTGCTGGCCGATACCATGGCGGAAGCGCACATGTGGGCCAACGACAAACCGCTGACGCCAGTACTGGTACGCGAAATCATCGCCGGTATCAATGCCAAGTTCCGTGAGCTGGTCAGTGCCGGCTACCTGCTAGGCGCCAACTGCTGGTACGACGAAAGCGCCAACGATAAAGAGAGCCTGAAAGCGGGCAAACTGTTTATCGATTACGACTACACGCCGGTGCCGCCGCTGGAAGATCTGACCCTGCGTCAGCGCATCACCGATACCTATCTGGCGAACTTCGCCGCATCCGTAAACAGCTAAGGAGCCGGATAAATGGCACTGCCACGTAAACTCAAGGGGTTGAACCTCTTCAACGATTCAAACAGCTATCAGGGCATCGTCACCGCAGTTACGCTGCCGAAGCTGTCACGCAAGCTGGATACCTACCGCGCCGGCGGTATGAACGGTGCGGCATTCATTGATAACGGCCTGGACGATGCGGCACTCGATATGGAGTGGACGCTGGGCGGGATGGATGAGCTGGTATTAAGCCAGTGGGGCGCGATGGCGAACGTACCGTTGCGTTTCACCGGTTCTTATCAGCGTGATGACACCGGCGAAGAAATCGCCGTGGAAATCGAAGTACGCGGTAAGCACCAGTCCTTTGACTTCGGTGAAGCCAAACAGGGCGAAAACACCGAAACCAAAATCACCAGTAAAAACACCTATTTCAAACTGACCTGGAATGGCAAAGAGCTGATTGAAATCGACACCGTCAACATGGTGGAGAAGGTCAACGGCGTCGATCGTCTGGAACAGCGCCGTAAAAACCTCGGCCTGGTGTAATAACAACGGCCGGCGCGTCCAGCGCTGGCCTCTCTTGATTGGGATGGAGAAAAAATGGAACAGCTTGATAAGCCAGAACTGAAAGAAAACCTGGTGGTGCTGGAAAGCCCGATTTCACGTGGTGATGTGGTGATCGCTCAGGTTGAGCTGGTCAAACCGACCGCCGGCGCGCTGCGCGGTGTGCGGCTGGCTGACCTGGCCTCGTCCGATGTGGATGCCCTGTTGATGGTGCTGCCCCGCATCACCATGCCATCGCTGACCAAAGCAGAGTGCAATGCACTGGACCCGGTTGACCTGATTGCCCTGGGCGGCAAGGTGATTGGTTTTTTGTCAGCGAAATCGGCCGCGTAAGCTGGCCCCGCGATCTGACGGTCAATGACCTGATGGCCGATATTGCCAGCGTTTTTCACTGGCCACCCTCAGAAATGTATCCCATGTCGCTGGAAGAGTTACTCGACTGGCGGCATAGAGTGATGATCCGCAGTGGAGTAACCTCAGATGAGTAACACGCTCAAGCTGCAAGTGCTGCTGGAAGCGGTTGATCGGGCTACGCGCCCGTTCAATGCCGTACGTAAAGAAACCGAAAAGCTGTCTGCGGATATCCAGGAAACGCAGGATCGCCTGGACGAGCTCAATGCCAAATCCGCGCAGATTGAAGGGTTCCGTGAAACCCGCAAAGAACTGACGCTGACCCAACAAAATCTTAAAAATACCCGGGCAGAAGCAGCGGCACTTGCCATTCAACTTAAAAACACTCAAAACCCTACCGCGGAACAAACCCAGGCGCTGGATAAGCTGCGTCAGTCGGCTAACGCGCTGCAGCAAAAAAACCTTCAACTGCGTCAGTCAGTACAGGATCAGCGCCAGTCCCTGAACGAGGCGGGAATTTCCACGCGCCGGTTGAGCAGCGAGCGCCAGAAGCTAAATCAACAAACAGAGCGCACGACATCCACCCTCAATGCGCAGGGTGAGTCCATGAATCTGCTAAATCAGCGTCAGGACAAACTCAACCGCACCCGTGAACGTTACCGTGCGGGCATGGCGCTGGCAGATAACGTACAAAGCGCCAGTTCGAAAGCCAAAGACTTTGTCGAGAAGGGTCGCAAAGTTATCGATTATCTGTCACCTGCAAATGAGGTTGTGCAAGCCCGCGCGGCGATTACGCAATCGGGTGGCTCATCGGGTGAGGCAAAAGCTGCAGCACCGGCAGTAGCTAACCTTGCAAACGCGACGCAACGTAGCATGCAAGAAAGCGCGTCTTTGGTGCTCAATATTAAAAACGCGTTCGGCATTGCAGATGACCAGGTTGGTCAGTTAGGCGACGTGCTCTCATCGACCTTTGCCAATAAAACAACCGATTTTGCCGCACTTAAGACGGCGATGGTCGCCGTAGGGCCAGCCGCGAAGGACGCCGGTGTAAGCGTTGGCCAGACTGCGGCCATGATGGGCGTGCTGGCGGAAAACGGTATAACGGGCAGCCAGGCAGGCGCCGGCGCCAGTGCGATGTTAACGCACGTTCAGGCGCCTGATGCCAGCGCAGACAGCGCGCTTAAAGCGTTGAATGTGCAAACCGCTGACGACCAGGGCAACAGTCAGCCCATTTTCGCGGTGCTCAGCCAGGTGCAGGCGGCGTTTGAGAAAAACAAGCTCGACGCTGCCCAGCAGGCCACTTATCTGCAGGCCATCTTTGGTCAACAGGGCGCCGCACCTGCTGCAGCATTGATGAAGGGTGCGGCCAGTGGCCGGCTGGATCAGCTGTCTCAGGCGCCCGCTGCCCAGCCGCCTGCAGCAGATGCCTCTGTGGATACCCACCTGCAAGCTATTAGTCAGGACGGCTTATCCGTCCAGTCCGTTCTGACCGGCGTCATGAATATCAATCCTCAACTTTCTGACAGCCTGCTGACGCTGGCGGCCGGTGGGCTGACCTTGGTGGATTCCCTGGCCAGCGTCGGGAACATTGCCTGGCCGGTCATTAGCGGGCTGAGCACCATCATGGCGGGTGTGGAGCTGCTTGGCGGTGCATTTGCCATCATCGGCGGCGCCATTACGGCCACGCTGGGAGCGATCACGCTGCCGGTGGTGGTGCTTGGTGCCGCTATCGCGGCGGGGGCCATGCTGGTTTATCAGTACTGGGAACCGATTAGCGCCTTTATCAGCGGCATCGCTCAGGGCTTCAGTGCGGCGATGGGGCCGATAAGCGACGCGTTCGCGCCGCTGAAGCCGGTATTTGAGTGGTTCAGCAATAAAGTGTCCGAGCTGGGGGCCTGGTTCTCAAAGCTGCTGGAACCCGTGAAGTTTTCTCAGCAGGAACTGGCCTCGGCAGGTGAGATGGGACAGCGCTTCGGCAATATGCTGGCGACGGCACTCAAATTACCCGGTGAAGCCCTGAATCAGCTGCGAGGCGGCATTGACTGGGTGCTGGGCAAGCTTGGCATCATCGATGAGAAATCTGACAAGGTGAAAGACAAGCTGCCACCGCCCAAAATGCGTGAGCAGGATGAAGAGGATGAGGATAACGCGGATGCCCGTCCGGCCGCATCGCGCGCCAGCCTGAACAGCACGCTCAATCAGCCTTTGCCCTCGGTTAACAATTCAAACGTGGATAACCGTCAGCACACGGTCACCAACAATATCTATGCGACAGGTGAGCCTCAGGCGATTGGACAGGCCGTTGCGCAGTATTCCACTGCATCGCCGTGGTCCACGTCTGACAATAGCTATAACTCCATGTTTAGTCTGGATTAATTAACCATGATGATGATATTAGGCATGATGCCGTTTGTACGGCAAACCCTTCCCTTCGACAATTTACAGCATGACATTACCTATCGCTGGGCGAAAAACAGCCGCGTGGGGCGTCGTGAGTCGACCCAGTTTTTGGGCGGCGGCGACGATAAAATCAAGCTGTCTGGCGAACTCCGGCCTGAAATCACCGGCGGCAATGTCACACTGCTGGCGCTGAAGACTATGGCCGATGAAGGGCTGGCGTGGCCGCTGATTGGCGGCAATGGCATTATTTACGGCATGTTTGTTGTGACGGATTTCTCGGCCACGCATACGGAGTTCTACAGCGACGGCAGCGCGCGCAAGATAGGCTTTACCCTCAACCTGCTGCGGGTAGACGATTCACTAACCAGTATGTTCGGGGACTTAAAAAGGCAGGCGGAAGAACTGCAAAACCGGGTCAGCGACGCAGCGCAACGGGTCGGCTCTGTCATCAATAGCGCCACTTCTGCGCTGAATGGAGGGCGCTGAGATGAGCGATATCGTCCCGATTCCAGTGCCCCTGCGCGTCGCGCCTACGCCGGACTTTACTATCAAAATTGAGACGAAGGATAAAACGGAAGATATTCGCCCACGGCTGATTTCTCTGAAGTTGACAGACAACCGCGGCCTGGAGGTCGATCAGCTGGACCTGGTGCTCGACGACAGTGACGGCCAGTTGGTCATGCCGCCCTTTGGCGCAAAAGTGGTCTTAGAGATAGGCTGGAAGGGGCAGCCGCTTGCAGATAAGGGCTCCTACATCATTGATCAGGTCACCTACCAGGGCGCGCCGGACACGATAACGGTTGTCGCCCGAAGCGCCGATTTTAGCGGCTCGCTCGATGTTAAAATCACTGATTCATATCCAGACATGACGGTTGGCGAGGTTGTGGACAAAATCGCGAAACGTAACGGACTTACCTCCGACGTGCGGCCGGAGATAGCCAAAAAAAAGATTAAGCATATCGATCAGACGCAGGAAACGGACGGCACGTTCATTACCCGGCTGGCTATGCTGGTTGGCGCGGTGGCGACAATAAAAGATAAGACGCTACTGTTCTTTCCCCCCGGGCAGGGCGTGACCGTGAGCGGAAAGCCGATTCCACTCCTGAATCTGAACCGACAGGATGGCGATAAGTATGAGTACAAATTGTTTAAGCGCGACGATTACAGTGGCGTTGAAGCAAAATGGTACGATCAGAAAAAGGCGCAGCAGAAAGGGATAACCGTCAACACGATACCGCCAGCAACACCGGCGGTGAACCCTGTCCATCCGGCGGCCAAAAATATCCCCACAATCGGGCAACAAGACCCGGGAAAAACCTATGTTTTTGGCAGCAATAAGAAGCTGTTCGTACTGAATACGCACTTCAGTAGCCAGGAGGAAGCAGAGGAGGCGGCTAAAGCGAAGTGGCAGGATCTGCAACGTAACCGGGCTACGTTGAAGATCCTACTGGCACTGGGCGCTGCAAAGCTGATTCCTGAAACGCCGGTCAAAGCCCAGGGCTTTAAATCGGTCATCGATAATCAAAAATGGCTGATTACCAATATCGTGCATACCATCGATAAAAGTGGATTTACCACCTTGTTGAACCTGGAGCTGATGGTTGAAAACGTGGATTACGTCTTAGTGGAAAAACAGGCTGGTTAGATTAAGTCTAATTTAAGTTGCTTTTTGTTTAGTCTTTGGCTAATGTTGTTGTATGCCAGAGAGGAGAACCACCATGATGCATTGCCCAAAATGTCAGACCGCCGCCCATACGAAAAGCAGTCGCTACGTTTCGAAAGAGACGAAAGAACGTTATCACCAGTGCCAGAACATTAACTGCAGTTGTACCTTTAAAACCCTGGAGAGCGTGTCCGGGATTATCGTCGAACCGGCGCAGATCAATACGGTGCCGATGATGGCAAAAGGCAGCAATAATCCGTCACCGCAGCTGCTGTAAGCCCAACCCGCGAAAGCGGGTTTTTTTATGGCTGCGGCCTGGATGGGATCGCTGGGAGATGAGGCTGAAGGCCAGCGCGCCGTTGACGTTTAAGGGGGCGACAGCGCCCTCTGGGAGTTCTGTTAATAACTGTACGGCGGGTAGGGCGCGCGGACCCTTGGGGACAGTGGCAATAACTGTACGGGAATGAAAAGATTCCAGGAGTGTCAGCACGACAAAATATATGTCCAGTGAATGGAGATGAATCGTGGCGGTATTTTCGGCAGAAGAAAACTCAGGGCTATAAAGCATTTTGGCACTGAGAGTGAGTCAACAGTGAGATTTTAAATTTTGCATGCGAATTCCCTTCTTCCCTGCGGAAGAAGGGAAGGGTCCAAAATCAGTGAACGATATGTGTAAATTTGCTCTCTATCATCACCAGCCCCGACTCTGTTCGCAAAAAGCGCGGCGCGGTTAAGTCATCAGCCATGATGTTAACCATCTGGAATAACAAGCCGGTGATATGTTTCTGCAAATCCGTCGAGGCCTGCTGATTTAGCAATACTAACGTCAATGCGCTGCAATATTGCCGCATCTCTTCTGAATCAATCGAACCGCCGCTTCGACAGGCTTTATGCTCAACTTTATCCACTGTGAGGCGCTCAATCAGGTGTTCTGGCAGTGGCTGGTCCAACAGAACCCTCAGGACTTCCAGTGCAGCAAGCAGGCGACCGCATAGCGCCATGAGAGCTGCGAGCTCGTTACATTCCACCAGGGCATCGACATAGCGCACGCACGTATCCAGCACCTGAAAGAGATCGTGCGTGGTGCCGAGCGGCGTTTTCAAGAGGTTTGAGATCGCAGATTCGATAACTGGCTGAATGTCCACGATTTGATGATGGGCGGTTGTGTTACTATCGGTATTAGCCATAGCGTTGTTCCTTAACACTGAACGTTGTGGTTAAACGCTCCGGTATGTGTTGCATCACTGCCGGAGCGTTGCTCTCTTAAAAGACCTCGTGTTAGTGTGGTCTTTTATAAGGCTAAACTGAGGGAGTAGGTAGCCACATGTCAATAATAATGCGTGAAAAAAAACCAAAAGGTGGAGGCAAGTCCCCACAATTTAAAATGCGCATTGATCCTGCCTTGAAAAAACAGCTCAATGAGGTTGCAACTGAAGAAGGAATTAGTCTGGCAAACTGGTTGAAGAATTTGGCGAGGGAGGCATTAAAGGCAAGGGGAATTGAGCCGAAGGGATAAATTTGTGGGTGAAATGTTGAGTTAATTATATGTGTGGTAAATGGAAAAAGCTAAATTTCGCTATTGTGAATTTTTTAATGTGGCCATTACAACTTTGATAAAATAGCTGAGGCTTTGATGGAGTTTGAGTAAATGAAGCTTTTTATTGTATGGTTAATGCAATCTTTTTTCTATCTTGTACCGATTATAGTCAGTGTTGTTGGCGCTTATTTTATTGTGTGATTTGTTCCATTTTACCCAATGGGGTTTGTCTTTGCCTGGGTCGGTATTGTTGTTTATCTTTATGTAAGATATAGTAAGTGTGTTTAATTTTAAATAAAGGATTTATATCTACCATTTTAAATGCCTCACAGTAATATCGTGTTTTGCTGCAACCTGTTTATCGATGTAAGCGAAAAAAATTGAATGTTACCCCAGCAAGTCATTTTGAAATTTTGGCTAACTTTACAAGCTCCATTTTCGTTAGACTTAAGTCAGTGAGCAAGTGATTATGAGGTCCCAATTTGAAGTGAGTGAAATCAGTAACTTACTGATCTTTATCTTTTCTTTAGACCGAATAGCAACAGAAAGCGTTGAATAGCGTTGCGCTCTGCTGCCACTTTGCTGCCATTTTGAGAGTTAGCAGAAGCCGTGGTTTCCCTGTTTTCTGGATCGAATTGCCAAGCGTTTGGAGTCTCGTATAACGTGCCATCATCATCCATCACCTTCGCGTTCAGCTCCTGAGAAATTTGGAGCATTTTCCGATAGAGAGGAGTTGGTGGCCATTTGGTATAAATGTTACCTTTAGACCAATCAAGCCAGTCTTCTCCGTCCGAACCATCCCCATTCCATATGGCGTTAAACTCTCCATTTCTTGGGGAAAGACTAAGTTCGGGATCGTTATTTATGATATTTAACCATTCATCAGAACTGATTTGATTATCATCGTTTTCAGCCCAAAACTCTGCTCTTGTTATATGAAATTCTACGCCCATCAATTTATTTCCTGTTTACGTACCTTAGGAGAATTGCGATAGTTTCCAGATAATAAGTCAACCCAATCTTTATTGGTAAGGATTCGATAAAACGGTTTTAATCTGTCCTTTATGTAGTTAATTATTTCTGGCTCGCTCATTTTAGACGCTTTGGCAGGATAATCTGGTCCCCAGTCTTCAAACAATTCTTCGTATAAATGATAGTATTGCCAAGTGATTTTGCTAGATAAAAGAGAATTAGAACTCAGTGGGAACGCAGGAATTTGGTGTAATCTGAGTCCGATTTCGGCGACAGATTCAACATGAAGTAAAAACCAAGTTTTAATTCTTAACCATACAACAGAGCTTTCGCTAAGATTCGGCATGAAAATACCTTCTTGGCGCATATAAGCTGAAAGGTAATATTTTACCTCATACTGATCAGGTTTTTTATCTAAGTTTAGAGAGGCGAGAATTAAAACGGTTTCTGAATCATTTCCTGCTATGATTTCCCTCTCAGCCCATTCAGTAATCTCTTTGTCGTAGTCATCAACACGATAAGCTTCAAATGCTTCACCATATGTCATTAGGCAAAGAATTTCGTACAAGTTGTATTGATATTTTTTGTTGTCCATTAACATCTTCTTTAGTCCATTATACTCAAGGGATTAAGCCTCAAGGCCTCAGACAAATGATCCGGTGCCAAGTGCGCATATCGCATCGTCACCTTAATATCTGTATGCCCCAATATCCGCTGAAGTACGAGACGTTCATCATGAAATGGGACGCAAAGGTATGACGCAAAACATGCGTAAGCTGGCCAGCAGGTGTTTCGATACCGGCGCGTTGCATGGCCTTTCTAAAGGCTGAGTAGCATGGTTTAAAGAGCAACTGTGCTTTTCTTGTCGATGGCAGTTCAGCCTGTAATTTTTCAGTTATCGGCACCGCTCGGTTTTTCTTGCCTTTAGTTTTAACGTAGATGATCTGACCGGCGCGGATTTGGTTTCCCTTTAAGCCTTCGGCCTCACTCCATCGTGCACCAGTTGCCAGGCAGATTTTTACAATAGTTGTCAGATCTTTGGAGCGGCTGTTCTCGCATTCTTGGAGAAGGGTTCTGATTTCCTCAATGGTGAGATACGCCATTTCCGATTCACTGATTTTAAACTCGCGCACGTCCTCTAACGGGTTGGGTGCGGTCCATTCATCCAATCGGCGTAACTCGTTAAACATTGCCCTGAAATACACCAGCTCTAAATTGACCGTACGAGGCGTTACCGTCTCCACTCGGTTGGAGCAGGTAATTTTGCCACTTAACCGCTACTCGCGATAAGAAGCAAAAATTTTCGCGTTAAACTTAGTTGCAAGTTGGTTTCCCATTACCTCGCAGGCAAAAGCCATTATGGTTCGCCGCTTATCTGCTTTATCTCCCAACCAGGGCTTATCTTGAGCCTGTTCTTTTATGAATTTCTCATAGGATTGTGCTCCGCCCTTCATCGCAAACTGGCGGCGAATCAT